ATTGGTTATCCGAACGAAATCTATATCGTGACCCTTACCTACATACATTCGATGTAATGACTTTTTGGGACAGTCTTGAGCATATCCCGGATTTCGACCTAATTCTGCAAAACTGTATTCAATGGGCATTTATTGCTATGCCTATTTACCAGTCGCTAATGGACGTGCTGCAATCAAAGCATTACCGCAAGGATGAGCATTACTGGTATTTTACCCATGTCGGGTTAATTGACGTAATGTACCGCCTTGGTTTCATGTTCACAGCATCAGCGAACTTAGAGGCCGAATATGGTCGAGACGGAATTACAACCTTTGCTTTCCGCCGCTGCGAATAAGGTTGCGATTATCGTTGGTGGTGGTTCATCCGTACTTAGCGACGTGCTTGCGACGTATGAGCTAATAAAAGATACTCCGCGCGTACATTATGTGATCAACGATATGATCGTTGATTTCGCGCAAGTAGATATTGCGGTGACGCTACACCCAGAAAAGCTAGAGAATTGGCTAACTGCCCGCGCTAAATCCGGAGCGGAGAAACCGCAACGCTGCTACGCACACATAACGCGCCGATCCACAGCGGTTACACATGCTACGTCAGATTGGCTAGGATCAAGCGGATTATTCGCGGTTAAGATCGCGCTCGAAAACCTGCACAAGGCAATCATCCTATGCGGCGTACCAATGGACGCATCGCACCACTACCGCCGCCAGAAACCTTGGACCGATCATCGGCTATTTCAACGTGCTTGGATCAAGCACCACGAGAACCTGGAAGCAACTACGCGGTCATGGGGCGGTTGGACGGCTGCGCGGCTCGGTGTGCCTACGGCCGAATGGCTGGCATTCCAACTGCGGTAGACGCCTAGCGCGATCGCCCACACGCGCGGACGGGTGCCGGCAGTGTGGGCGCCTCTCAGCAGAAATAACGCACCCTGCCCCGGTTTCGCAGGCTAGGCGTGAGTGACAACGCCAGTTGCGAGTTGCACGGGCTGCCCTGACGTGATCGTCGTCGAAAGCAACACGACATTAGCATTCGACGTACCGACAGTAAGGCCATCAATAATTACGTCACCATCGCTGTTTTTGATGCGAGCGATCGCCGCGGTACCCGTATTATCGGCGCTTGTATCCTCAACCGGAAAATCGAAGATTAGCTGCCCGCCGGGCGAAGCCGGCGCATCACCGCACGGTGACGCGAGAGGAATAGTAGCGAGTACAGCCGCCCATGCCGCTGATCCAATTTCCAGGTAACCCGGACCGCTTGCCGCACCACCATCGATCGCATCGATGATCGCCTGCATAATACCGGTCTTTAACTCGGTCGAGTACGTAGCCATCGTTATTGGTCTCCTACGATAACGGCTATGGTAACGATCTTTCGCCGTATGTTTACGAGAGAGATATCATCGATATCTCGGGTTAACGTTAATGTTCCGACATTTATTCCGAAATAAATATCGTCAATTTCCTTTTCGAGGCTCAAGTCACCGCTATTCTGACTTAAGAACGTAAAAACGTCAATCGGCTTTATTAAGGTAAAATCGCCTTCTAGCGGCAGCAACACGCCTTCGCCGTAAAAAGTAATATCGTCATCAAGCAATCTTGTTAAAGTGAGGTCACCCGTAACGCTTTCAGACGTTTCTACAGCCGACATAAGCACTTCGGCATAGACTTGACTTACGGTAACTGTACCCATGTTTATGCCGCCGCTATTGCCCTTGGTGTTGCTACACCATCCGTAAACTCTAACCCAACTTGTACGGCATTGATCGAACTAATCGACCACGGATGCAGCGTAGCAGGATCAAAGGGGAAAAACGTACTAGCTTGCTTGTACGTAAGCGCTAACGTAAACGCCGCACCACTAGCTAAACTCGATCCGCTCTGTACGATAGACAGAGCACCATCTGTTGTTGACGACGACTTTGCTCGATTAACAACCTGAATACCGTGAATAGTCTCCGGAGTAACCGGCAAATTCTCAATTTGGAAAATATCAATATCGGTAACGACATTGGTAGAATTATAATCCACATTATCAGCGAAAGCCGGATCATCGATATTTGATACGTTTGACCCCGACAGCGGCGTGAAATCGATTATATCGCCGTCAGCCGTTGGCGTTAACGTATCAATCCGATGTGGATTTAACGTTCCTGTGGGTGCATATCCTGTTGTCTTCCAGATAACTAAGTCATCATAAATAGTGCCGCCAGTTGAACCGATCGGACCAAATTCAAAGCGATATAGATTATGAAAGAAACCGCCTAATCCCGAGAATGTATCGCCCGAAAAATTAATGAGCATTGTACCGTCAACGATCAATTGAAATATGCCAGATGACCCCGGTAAAAAGTGGATTTCAACGTGATGGTTCGTACCAGGAACAAATGGGTTGTCGATATCGGTACCAGTTAAGTAATTTGATAGAGCCGACGTAGTAAATCCTTCTAGCTGCAATTTACCATCGGTTGACGGTGTGCTCACATAGGCACCACCTTCGCCAAACAGTGTATTACCCTTAATCGCGAACCATCGTCCCTCGTTAGTGGTAATACCTTCAAGTACCTTAATCCAAAAGGCAATATTAACTTGACCAGTTTGAGTACCAAATTCAAAACCCAATCGTTCACCCGATACGTGCAATAGGCCATTACCGCCGAAACGACCTGCCCCGGCTTCGACCGATAAATCCATAGCCGCCAAGTTGCTGTAACTGCGCAAAGCAAGATCAGCCTTGGCGGCGTATTTATCGAACCCGTCAAGAAATAGGAGGCTCATAGCAGGGTGCCCACAATGTTCATGGCGACGTTACCTAGTGTGGCGTCGGGCGGGTTAGGCGCGACAAAACCGAGTTGATCCCCTGCTTCGAATAGAATTTCATGGGGCAGATCAAACACACCATCTGTGCTAGTAGTAAAGGTTACTGTACCGATTGGATCGTTATTCTTTGTCAGTGTCCACTCAGCGGTACCGGTTGACGCTTCAGCCGACTTAGCGAAGCTGGTAGTCAGCCCTACCTCAAGAATGAATGAGCGTGACGCGATGAACTTGTACAAGGTACCGCCAATATGCGGTACATAAAAATAGGGTGCAATTTCGAGCCGACTATTCGGAAACTCGAACATGAATGTATAGTAATCCGTTCCGCCGCTCGGTAGCGTCGCGGCATTCGGATCAAAAGCTGTATCAGATGTATGCGACACAGCGACTTGATAGACGCCAGAATACTCAAATGGCGTGCTAACCTTAACCAAGTCATACTGCACATAATCAGTATCGGCTTGCCATTCACCACACCAACGCGCTACCCGCGGCGTTGAGAGCATTTGACGATAATAGTCATGCCCTGCGCCGTCATTTGCAAACGGATCAAATATGCCGGCGGACACATGTTCAAAGATGATCAGATAAGTGCCATAGTTAGGCACGGTAACAATGTCGTTAGGTGCATAGGTGTACCCCGACGCCCAATCGCCCTTATAGTCCCATGCGCCGCTTGGTAGAGTGTATGGACCAAGTACGCTATAATCGCTCATGTGTACGTAAAGTTGATTTCCATTCGTTATCTCGAAATCAACAGGCGATATAGCAACCGGCGGGTTGTCTTCGATAGAAGTAACCCGCGTGTCTAGGTCATCGAAATTGCCGTCAACCTCAGCGGCGGTGAGGTTAGCACCTTTGCCGGTTCCCCATGCACCATCGGTGCGATAGATGATAGGCATTATGGCGGGTCCCCTTCTGGATATGGATACTGACGTTTACGGATAATCTTTGCATTCGCACTTTCCGTACCCGTCGTATCATAAGTATCTTTCGTGCGCTGGAAATCTTGACCTGACCCCTGCTTAGTGCCGACTTTTGTAAACTCTTCGACATCAACATACGTATCAGGATCGTCTTCGCTTTCAACACGACGGATATTACTTGCGACAGGTTTAATTTTCGTTTTCTGGTCACAATAGAATGAAATCGAAACCGAATTACTACCCGATAATAGCTTTGGTTCCGCTGCATCATCCCCGTATGTAACGTCGATGACAGCAGTGCTAATTCCACCTACCACGACAGCGGTACCGGACCGCGTAAATGGTGTATTAGTCTCGAAGGGCCGAATAATGCGCTCTAGTGCCATTACAAAGCCTCAAGATCAATTTGGCGCGGTGCAACTAGCGTGCTAACGACAGGAACATACGTCTTACTAAACGGCCCGCCATCAACCGGTTTTAGCTTAAACCGGAAACTAGCACTGCTTTTTGTTCTCTGTAACACAGCCTGAGATTTAGACAATGGAAAATGTAATCCATCATCAGATGGTGACGTTGGTGGTATCCAATAAGTCAAATCGCCCGTATCAATTTCGGTGTACATATCGTCATAATATTGGTAACCTAAATCAACGTATCCGCTATCAGCATAACTCGGTGTTCCTACACTACCTATAACAGCATTGCCCGTACCGATAGAGCAAGCAAACGTAACACGCCCGAAAAAAGCACCGCTATCGCCGTCGCCGCTAATTGTGTATTCCTTGATCTTACCGAAAGCTTGCCCGCCGGGCAGGCGATCGTCGATAAGTAGGAAATTCTTACGACACGAAAATTCCAGTGAACGCTCGAAACGACAATCCACAGAAATTTCGACAGCCCTGCATCGTGCCAACAACCGCGCACGTGCAAGACACAATAGATACTCGAATTGAATAATACCAGCCGTTGTTTGCAGATGGTAAGCCCTAGTAGTATCCGGCCCGGTAGCTGATAACGTTAATTCATCGATTAAATCGTCGTTAGTCGGTTCCGTTAATATATCCTGAAAATCGGCAACTACCGAGAACTTTACAATTTCAGTACGCTTACGATTGGCAGCATAACCGACAACAAGTGTAGTTTGCACAAGGTAGCGCAACGTCCATTCTTGCTGTGCCGACATAGATAAAGGAATATTAACCGGCGGGTCAGAAAATGGGTCTACTTTACCCGACTGTGATTGCACTTCAGTTACCGCGGGCGGCTCATAAACCTGCGTTAAATTAACAGGACTAGTATTTGATTGCGATATTGACAAGATATCGCCACTAGCATGTTCTTTCTCATTATTCGTGTATGTAGAGCTTAACGACGATGTTTCTGCCGTTTCGCTTCCGAGAAGGTCAACTGCACTAGCAGAAACTACACGCCAACCGCCTTCTAACGACGTGTCAGCCGACGGCCAATCGCCTAGCAATTTATGCGCAGCCGGTGAATTGAATGTGCCTGGATTAAGGTTAATATTGCCTGAAGCTACCTGATCCCAAGTAAACGTAGCAGTAACCTTAACGACGCTTAAAGGAACTTGGCCTAATCGAAGCTCTAAACCTTCGTGAAAAATATCAAGCGGTGTTAACGTTATTAGACCATCTTCGCCAATAATAATGTCAGTTGTCGTTAACTCTAATGTTACCCGATCAATGTTCCATAACCGCGTGTAACCCTCTAGCACCACGTCAGGATCATTTTGCCGATCGGGCTCAATCCAAGTTGCGTCGTAATACGGGGAAACTTTCAGTGTTTGAGCGAACGCCAGCTTTGTCACGTCGAAGTTAGCAGGCCGCGCAATAAACGTTAACGTTACTACGTCTTCGACGATACTTTCAGGAATACCAATAAGCCGCCCGGTAAATAGTGGAACGATCGATGTTCCATTAAACCACGAAAACCAACACCACGTTTTGCGACCGGGCGCGAGTAGTCCTACGCGCGGATTAGCAATCTCAATCTCTAATGATGCAAAATCGCCTTCTGTTTGCGTAATAGTGAACGCAAAAATTAATTCATCCTCACGGTTATGCACCATGTCATTAAAATCTTCGCCTTGATCTATCCAGGCAAAGTAAAAAGGTCCCGGCATTAAATTTCCTCAAGTTCGATAGACCAGGACACAGTATTTCCATATTCATCGCGCGATTGCGTATAAGACAGTACCATCATATCGAGCACAGGCCGATAGAAAGTAAAATCGCCCTCTTCCCGTAACGAACCAGAAACAGCGTAACGAGAAGCTGATCCTACACCGGTCAAATAACATAACTCAGTGATGCAATTAACTGTAACTTCTTGCCCCGGCCAAACATTATCTAATGCAGGTGCCTGTTGGTCAGAACAAGTAATCGTAACCTTGAACTTTTGAAATTGATCATGAGCTAGATCAACCAATGTCCCATTGATAGTACGCCGATATGCCGACGCGGCGTCAATAGGCTCTAAATCCTCAGAAGCGCCACGGATCGAATAAGGTGGAACACCGAACGGTGCAATATCGAGTACAGTTGTCATCTATACCACGTCGGTTTTTTACCGCCACGGGTCAAGGAACGTTTCACGGCGTATCGTTCTAATTGTAGAACAGCGGTTGGTGTGGCCGTCAAGCCTCCGATCGATGCGCCGTCTAAATTCAGGGTCACCGGGCGGCCCGAGACGGCGCCGCCGTCGGCATAGGCCGGCAAGGGTATGCGTGCGGCGGATACAGCGGGCGCCAGTGAGCCCACAATGGCGGACGGGCTGAAGTGCATCCCGTTGAGTGCAGCGAACAGGTCCGCCCCGTAGCGCCGCACGGCCGCGGCGCGGATCACGTATTCACCGCGGCTCAGACGGGCAAGAATGCTGTCCGATCGAGCCGTGCCCGGCCCGCGAAGCGGTCCACCTCGGGCGAAAGCCGGTGCGCCTGCGCCTGTAGCTGCACCACCGGCACTCAATCCGAGAAATTGCTTGGTAGCCGCCACAGCTTTTTCGATCGCCTGCGTGACTGCGTTCCAAGCGGCGATAGCTCCGCCTGTTAGCGTTTCCCAAGCTTTTGACGCTGCGTTAACGATCGCAGTAAACCCGTCACGAAAGAATTGAATGATCGCATTAACTATCTGGCCGAATATTGTCGCATCCCAAGCCTTAACGATATAATTCCAAATCTCAGATGCTTTTTGCGTAATATATGACGTGATCGTATTCCACAGTGCCGTAAGCGCCGGGCCTATTCCGCCCATTTCTTTCATTTTTGAGATTAGCATACCAATAACAACGAGCACGGCCGCAACTGCTAGAGGTAGCGGAGCGAAGGCAAGAACCAACGCGGTAATAATACCAAGAAAAACTTGCAATGGGGACAATGTTGTATTGAACAACTTATTTAGTTGCATAGTAAGAAATTCAACAGCCATTTGCCAACCACGGAACGAGGCGGCAATAATCGTTCCTAAACTTGCCGCAACGTTACCGAGCGCCTTAAAGACGTTTATTATGTCCTGAAGCTGTTTCTTACCTTGAGTTGTCTGTAAGTGTTTATTCAGGTCATCAATGTAGCGGATAACAGAATTGATCGCGCCGGAAAAGCCTGACGTACCTGCGGCGGCTTTGTCGAGCGTACCAAGAAAACGGGTAAAACTATCGCTCAATTGCCCCATTGAATTACTAATTGTGGGCGTTACTTTAGCGAATAGTTTATTTATCTCCCCTGTCTGTGACTTCACTGCCCGTAATAGATCGCGTGTTGTTAATTGCCCTGCCGCCGATAATTCAGCGAGACTTTCACGGGTAGTTCCAAGACCTTTAGCAACCAAATTACCGAACACAGGAAAAGTTTCCATGATAGTTCGAAATTCGTCGCCATCTAACTTACCTTTCGCCATGGCTTGGCTAAGCTGCACCATAGCCGCTGTTTGTTCGTGTGTAGTAGCACCCGAAATACGAAATGCTTTGCCAATATTTTCAGTAAACTGTAATAGGTCCTTTGACGAAGCTACTTGTTTACTCGTTGATTGAGCTAGGCGAGTATATAGAGTAATAGTACCCTCGTAACTGCCTTGCGATCGCCGGCTAATGTCCGCAAGTTTTTGCTCAGTAGCCGCGAGTTCCTTTTCATCCTTAGTAACCAGCCGAATACGAGACTGCAAGTTTGTGTACGTATCCGCACGATCAGCAATCGCTTTCGTAGCGAATACTGCGGCGATAGCTGCTCCCGCTGACTTTAATTGCGGAGTAAGTAACGAAAAAGATTGATTAGTCGCGTTAACTGATGTGCTAACGGATGATAATGCCGCGCGAGCAGATGACGCACCCGAGGCTAAAGCGCCAAATCCGATCGAAGTAAGTCGCGATGATAATGTCGTTGCCGATACTGCGGCCGTCTGCATTTGCTGACGCAAATTAGCAATCGCTGTAGCGCCGGCATTAGCCTTTGAAGCTAGACCATACGCCGCGGTAGCGAGTTTCTCAGTTGCCGCGCTTGCTGCACTACTATTCCGAGATAACTCACCAAAACCAAGCTGCTTCAATGCTTGATCGGCTTGTTTCGCTGCATTTGATAACTTACCGAACGCACGTGTGCCGGTATTCGCAATACGATCAAAAGCTTGCGTAGATTGCCCGTCGTCAGTAATTTCAATCTGTTGTTTGATTTTATCGACCACGACGTGACCTTCCGTAGTATCGCTGATAGACACTTGGAATAAGTCTTATATTCTTTGCAATAATTTCCCTTAAACGAAACTTACGTGGCACATATACCGACTTTACACCGAAATAGATAGGCTTACGTGTCTCGTATGAGAAAAGCAACGGTGTACCATGGCGTGATCGACCGTAAAAAAGCTTACCACCATATTGCGACGGCGGAACCGTTACACCACTATTCGAAAAAGGTATCCACAATAAGGGCTTACCCTGGATTAACCCGCCTTTTTCGAAAAATGCAGCTAACTTTTCCTTATGTTCGATATCGATTATAGCACCATTCGGTATTTTTTGTGCGAAACAAACAAAACCATTTATAAAACGTGTACCAAAATGACCAGCACTAGCTATTTGGGCGCGACCTGCCGTTTGTATTAGCTCTGCAACCTCTGTAGCAGTCGCTAAGCTTGCAGAACGAATATCCTTGCGAATAGCATCAAAGTTTCGCTGTAATTGAGTGCCGACTGGCTCACCGGTAATCGCTATCTTAAGCATCTAGCGCCCGTATTGCTTTTTGCACCGATTTCTTGTCACCCATCGCAGCGGCGGTAGCACCGATATGATTAGCCAATTCGATCTTACGGCGAGCGACAGCTAGATCAGTGAATGAAATAAGCTGTGTAGGCGTGTATGCCCACACAACATGCGGAGGGTGCCCGGCGGCAATTAAAGCTTCAATTGCCTCAGCGAGAGCATGACCTATGTCAGTTGCGCCTTTCCTAGCTCGCTGCGGTTTATCGCGTCGATTAGCTCGGTTAAGATTTCGGCGAAAGGGCCGAAACCTCCCGGTACAGTCTCACGCAGGATCGAATACAAAATAGTAACCTGTACACCAAACGGTAAGCCTTCGACTTCCTGCCGTGTGTGCTCAGTCACCAAACCTTGATCGATAATTGTAAACGCAGCGTCGGGTATCGCGACCAATAACTTTTCCGCGGCATTTTCAGCGCCGAAAGCACCGAGCACGTCGGGAAAAGTAACGATAATCGACGCAATATCTTGCAACGAGAGACTACGTACGTACACGGTACAGCCGGGCGCAACATCCACCGACCTGTTAACGCTAACTAAATCACTAAGTTTCGTCATGTTACACCCGGTTACACAAGCGAGATAGAAGGATAGAAGGCGCTTACGCGCCTAACTGCGTAATGGTTCCGAACGTACCGAGCCGCTTAGCCAACTTGGCCGTTAGTTCCATTTGTGCATATTCGTCACTGATAAGCGCAATTGCATCAGACGGGCGAAATGCCGCCGATGCAAAGTCGAAGGTGAATTTCGGGCCAATCTCGTTCGTGCCAATGTAGCGAACAGCGCCCTCAATCTTCGTCACCGACAGTATGTCGATTTCCGTAGCGCCAACTGGCGACGCGAGTTCCGTAACCTCACCGAGAAACGCCATCGCTACGTTATCCGGCGACCATTCGTCCATCAACATGCGCAATGTCGCGGATACCGACAAAACAGTAGACTGGTCTAGTGACTTAACACCTCCCATACTGGAATAATGGTCGAGTTCCGCAAATTCGGCCTCAAACTCAAGTTCCGCCACGTTGCCCACGTGCCGGAAAGAGCCGGTGAAATCTTTCTGGAAATACACCTCACCTTTTCCGACAACGTACAGTGAGGTATCCGGAGACGAAGCAAGAGCGGCCATAATAAACCTCCTATGGCGTTAGATCAGAGAGCAGTAGAGGGTATACGAATATTGGACGAATAGTTAGCTCACCCGTCATCCGTTTACCAATTGATAAGTCGGTTTCAATGGTCGCCACAAGAATACGACCATTTGGGCCAACTATTCCGCGCAATTCCATGTCGAGTAGAATTGCGGATAAAATAGTGATGCGAGCAAGCCCGACAACTTCGCTTAGGGTGTTATCAGGCGCTAGTTGCAGCGCCGGATAATAAGTAATTTCTGGCGTTAATTCAATGAGCAAAGGTATAGATTGACGGGCGCCATTAGCTGGCGTGCGCGTAATCGTCTCAGTACCATCACATAAGGACAAAAAAGGACGCAATGCATTCGACATTTCACCACGGTTACGGTAAACAGTACCTAACCCTATGCCATGCAACAGCGCTGCAAGTTGATCTAGTAATAGCTGGCGCCGATCGTTCATCGTCGAACCTGCAACGTATAGAATAGCAATTCCGAACCGGGCTGCTCAGGATTAGCAGTGATAATACGCAACTCAGTGCCGTCAGCATCAACAATCACATCACCGTAGTCAGGATCAGGAACAAACCCGCTCGGAAGTATCGCGGATAACGTCACGCGACTATCGGTCGCGCGGATCAAGTCTTGTCCACCGGCAAACAGATTGATTTCCGCCGAACTGTAGCGATCGAACAGGCAGGCAACTTCAATATCGGCATATCCGGGGCGCCGAATGACAGTGACGCGACCATCGGTGCGAAGATCAGCGTCAATCTCTTCGGCAAGAGTAGTCATACACGAACAACCTGTAAAGGCGCGACATTGCGCATGTATGGCTCAAGGAAGGCGATCACAATCGGCAAGATCGTCACTGCGGTGCCCTGAAACCATTCCTTTTCGATCGGACCGATTTTCTTGCGCTTAAGCTCGGGATTATCGGCCGTCCGAACTGGCAAGACATCAGTACCAAGAAAAGAGCGGAACGCAAGCTCAAGCTGTGCTCTTGCAACGGCGGATGGAATGTGATCAGCGGCGATCGTGGTACCGTCAGAAAGAACGATCCCTGCCCGAGGGAACGGCATTGACTGGTCTTGCGTGATCTTGTCGCCTTTGAATTTGCCATCTAGCGCCCACAAGTAATCGGTCGCCTTGATCAGGTGCGGAGAAACTATGTCGTCGTCGGGTGTGATGATAGTGCCGCGATCGGCCGCATACTCGCGTAGCTCATCCGTTGTTACGAATGAGTTAGCACTGTCAACTAGCGTTCCGTCTTCTACTATAATCGTCATACCGGCTTTACAACTCCAATAGCTTGGAAGTTAACCACGCCAGCATCGCCCATATCCAGCGTCCAGTCGTTACCGAAGGCTAGATTAGGGCGAACAACGGCGCGCATTTTACCGTTATCGACAATTTCATCACCTTGATGCGTATACGAGCTAGACCAGCCCGTCATGGTATCAGAAATTCCAACGCCTTGCATACCGACAGGAACCATAACAACACCCGCTTGCATCCCGTTAGATACATAACGCGACGACGGATTAGAAGCAGATATTACGCTGGTTTCAGCATAAGAGGCAAACGAGCAAGGTGTCGCTGGCCTAAAAATAAACATAGTCTTATAAACGTTCGTTCCGGCCATTCCTGTAACGTTGCTTCCAGGCTCGCCGGCAGCAATTTTCTTAAAATACATTGCACCACGATAATTAGCACCATTATCGCGCGGCGTAACTGCATCCGTCCAGCCTGACGGTAAAGCAGCGGCAGGAATACCGGAATTAGAATAACACCAATCGCACAAAACAGCTAAATCACCGGCATGAGCGCCGGCAGGAATAGCAATAGTTGCCGCTTGATTATGTGTTTCATAAGCAAAGCCAAAAGAGGCCGGATAATTAACGACGTATTTATTTTTTACACCTAATCGAGCAAACATGACAGTTAACCTTAAGCTGATAAATTACCAGCAAGTGCCCATGTATTTTGAGCAACCTTAATTAGCGTTGCTACTCCATTTTGCTCAGCGATCTTAAGCTTGTTGCCAGCCGACAACAAAGACGCCTGTCCGCCCGCAACGAAGGAAACCTGACCTGATCCTGACTGAAAAGCATCAATCACTGTCCCGATCGGGAAATCAGCGACGGTGTAATCCATCACGTAACAAGTCACGGCGGAACCCGCCGTAAACTGCACAAGCTTGCCAGCGTCGGTTAGATATAGCTGCTCAGTAGTAAGCGCCGTTGAGCGAATACCCTTATTCCGCCCCGGTAAATTATCAACCGAGACTAAACTAGCACTATCTAATCCGCAATAACCGTTAGCAGCCCCTTTATTGGCTGTTGCCTCTTTCGCTCCGATCGCAGTTGACTGCGCAGAAGAAACCGGTTTATTTGCATCGCTTGTATTGTCAACGTTACCGAGCCCAACGTCACCCTTAGCGAGCGTGATCGTCGGTAACTGCGCAGAAGGAAGTTTACCGTTAGCATCAAGCGAGGCATAACCGTTAGCTTGAGCACGCGCCGAAAGAGGTTGCATCAAAAGCAAACAACCGGAGACACTGTCACGATACAGTATGTTGTTGCGAGCGATAACTAACCCATCGGTTAACTCTAACGCACTTGGTAAAGCAGTTAACGAATTATATCGCTTGCTCATTATTCAGCCTCGATATTATCCACACCGTCGATTGACAGTAGATCAATTCCATCAATGGACAAGTCGTTAGTGCTACCGCCACCGCCGACAGCGAGCGACTGCATTGTCCATACGAGAAAGGAAAAGATCATACCAGCCCCTCAAGACCGGTCGCGGTAGTGCCTGTAGCGAACACACGTAGCACTGCGATGAAACGTGTTTCACCAGCAAGAAAGGCAAGAGTGCGCTGTACTCCCGCGGCAGTCTCGCATACGACATTACCCGCGCCCGACGCCCGTATACCCCGAATACGGCGAGGCAATAGATTTACGTCGCTAGGAACGATCGGATAAGCATCTTGCGGGACAACGACCGAGGTAAAGTCCGCATAATCATACGAACTACGTGTCATCTTATCACCTCGCGATAACCTAGATTTCCGCCGGATGATTATCCGGCGGAACCGTTGGTGCTGTGCGGAGCTTAGCGCGAGGTAACGAGAACGCCCGGCAAGTCCTTATGAGACGTAGCGTAACGGTCCCAATTATCGGGGTCCGCTAATGCCGCATCATTCGGCGCCTTGCCGCCAGAAGTCTTGTCCCAAGCGTAACCCTTCACACCGGCTGAATACGACCACTCAGCCTGCCACGTGCGTCGAATGTTCTCGTAACCGTTCGAGGTTTCGATATTCGACGTATAGTCGTTGTTGCGGTCAACGATAATGGCGCCCGGTACGAGCCCGAGCGTCTTATACGTCGGTCCCGGTGATGGAACAACAAGCGAGGGACTATCCGTAACGACAAAGGTCCGACCGAACCCATCTTGTCGCACGTTGATCGTCGAGAACGAGAACAACGACGCACTATTCGACAGTGCTTCACCGAAAATGTCGAACAAGACCTTGGAGTGCATCACCCAAGCCGCGATACTACCGTATCGATCACCGAACTTCGCTTGAGCGTCATTGAACGTACCGACCGAAAAAGTATCGGCGCCAGACACACCGGAAATATTGAGCAAGATTTCCGCATCGTTACTCATGGCCGCTGCACCGACCATCAGAGCAGTGTTGAGCAAGTCCGCCAGAGTATCGCCGGCCAATTGCTGGCCGATAACCACACCGGCTTCCTCAGGCGATCGCATGATCCAATTGAACTGCCCCGGATCGATGCGCACCGGGGATGACCCAGCGGCGATCTTGACCATCGTATCGATTGAGTGTTCCAGGCTGATTTCACCGATCGCCGCATTGGTGTACGGGTCACGCCGACGCACCAAGCCGCTCAGACGCGACCAGAAAGCCGTCTCCGAAAAATCGCCCTGATGCTCTGCGCCAGAGCGCAGCATAATTGTGCCATTGCTGGCAGCATTGAAGCGATTGATCTGTTGATCGATCACTTCAGTGACGGCGGCATAAGTGTATTCGGAGAACACAGCAAGATCGGACAAGGCCATAATAACCACCTAAACAGGTTATGACGCTGATCCAACCTTTGCTTTTACCCGCTCCAACAAGGAAGGTAGATTGCGCCGGTCGTGCCAATCAACGTCTTGAGTTGACTGTGGAGTACCGCCGGCACTGCCGCCCGATGTTGCAGGGGAGGATGAGGCACTGCCGCCCTTACCCTTGCTTGCGATCATAATACCTGCAAATTCCTTGTTGGCAAGAAATTCTTTTCGCAATCCGTCCAACGTGTTACCGACCTTGCCATCCGAAGTCAGCACAACAAGATCAGGTTCGCCGTCATCGTCGAAATCGACACGCAAGCGCTGTGCGATATGCAACGCCATTACGCTCGGTGCCGTTGAAATCTCCGCGGCGAGCTTACTAGCCGCCGTATCGACCAAAGAGCGGCGAATGCCATCTTGGTACTTGACACGCTCGGCCTGCCGTTCTTGCTCTAGCTTTTCGAGCTTGTCTTTCCATGATTTATCGATCTTGTCGATATCGCCTTTCTTGCGACTATCGTCACCCTCAATCTCGTTTAACCGCTCTTTAGCTTCTTTCAATTCTTTGCGAAGTTTCTTCGCTTCCTCCTTTTCGCGATCGCGAGCACGACGAAGGGCATCCGGGTCTTCGTCGCCCTCAACCGACAGAAAATATTCACCGTCGCGTTCCTCATATTCCCCTTGCACCTCTTTGGGGAGCTTATCGAAATCGTCTTTGGTAATCTTGCGTTTCAATGCCATAACCATTCTCCGGTTAGCTTGAGGTTAAGTTTGAGCACCCGTTGCATTATTGCCTTGCGTTTGAGCTAATTTCTTCTGCTTTTCGATAGCTTGAGCATCACGCTTAGCTTGCTCAGCTTCAATTAGCTTCAACGCTTCAGCGTCATCACGTGTAACGATACCGCCACGGCGTAAATTATCTCGCAATTCCTCGAACGAAATTGCACCGGCCTGCCACTCACCGACCAATGCGACACGATCCTGCGATGACAACCGAATAAGATCAAATTCGGTATTCAATGCAAATTCAATTTCGTCCTCAGATGCGCCCACAAACCGTGCGCACCATCGTAAGGCTTGTGCAAGAGCGTAACTGACATTATCGGCCGTTGCCGACAGCACAGACGTTTCGGACGAAAAATCGATGGCTGTTTCGGTCGCTGTACGCTGCACCGAAATATCTTCGATCAACTTGGCGCCTAACGCCACCATTTGCTTTTCTTTGTGCTTCATTGCCTCAAACGGCAACGAATTTGGCGCCGCCTGCAACATGAGAGCATGTGCGTCGGTTGGGAGCGGAACAGCACCACGCGAGCCAAGAGTAACCTTACCGCGCAACACGTCCTGTACCCATTGTTGTGTGAGCCCCGTTAAGACTAATGTAGGCTGGCCGACAACGAAACAGCTTTCCTCGTAATCAGCCGAATTACGATAATGAGCAATGTTTAAGGATGCAAGATCGTACAGCGGCGGCTCATCGACAGTGCTATCGTTCGTTTTCGAGCCGATGAACTTAAAGGGAATTTCAGCCAACGGTTGCCCCGCCGCGTCAATCGGGCGAAACGACTGGTAAATCGCATCATTGCGATAAACTTGCATGACATATTGATCATCGATCAGCCGCAAGACACGATACTGCGTCCCATAGGTTTTCAAAAAACCATCGTCGTTTATGACGTACCGCTCTTGTAATACGACTAACGACAACAGAATATGCCCGTTGCGTTTGATTTCATCCCAATTAATAATTTGCGACGCCGAATAAAACGTCATACTCGGCCGAACCTCACCGGATTGAATTTGTGCTTGCGTTGTCGGCGCATCGCGGTCCGGATAATCGACAAGCACGCCCGCACGTCCTTTAGAAATCACGTGCTCAGTCGTGTTCTTTGCGAATTGAATGATATTGACGCCGCTACCCGTCGCATCGGCAATGATCGAGCTTAACATATCAGGAACAGCGATGAACGGATCGCGAGCAAAAACCTGTCCGACTAAGCCGCCCAAGGTGCGCTTGGTCACGCCATAAAACACCGCTCGGGTGACGTAGGCAGTATAGCGCGCCGTATTATCGTCAGATTGGTCGTCAGGGTTAGGCATAGGCAAATAAGTCGTGCCCTTGCCCTTGATCACCGTCTCGCCAGCAAGACAATCGTCAATAAGCGTGTAGTAAGCCAACTTGTTGACTAAGTCTTGATGCTTTGAGGAAACCGGCATCTGATACCCCTATCGAGGAAAGTTAACCTTAATGTGCGTCGCTAGTCTGTTGTTCCCGGCTAATAACCTGTAACGCCAGCCGTCGTAAGGATGATCTTCTGCCGTTGTATCAACGTCGTCAAGGTCTTTGTCATTGCGCGGCAGTGTAGGCACCGTTGAAATCGAGCCGTGGCAATGTGACATTACATATACACCCGGTCCCTCACCACGCAAGGCAGCTTCTAGCCTCTCACGCAGTATTTGCAACCCTTGTTTACGTGACCCCGGTGATTTATCGCAGTCGGTCCACCTCACGCCTTTATCGGCCATTTTCTTTTCAATCGTATCAACGTCCTTTTCTCTCACATTTCGTATTTGGTTGTCAGCCGGCCCCGGCCAAGGTCGATAAGGTAGCCATCCGTCGTCGATTAATTGCCGCTCAATAGCATTAATGCCGTCGGCAATATCAGCCGCACTCATTTGCAGCCCAAGGTTAGTACCTACCGACTTCGTCCCGTACCACTCATGACATAGAATAATCGAGCCGGCAACCGGGCAAAACACAAAACCATCCGATAATTTCACCTCTTCGCCGGTAGCCTCTGCCCAAAAACCAACCCAAAACGGATGCGTTGAGCCCCAATCGAACGAACGATCAACGTACCAATTACTCGGTATCGAAAACCGCGAAACAATATGAACATGTTTTGCCCATAGATCGGAAATAGCACCGCCAGCGACAATATCCCATGAGCCGCCTAACCATGCCTTTCGAATATTTGGATCAGTAATCTTGTCCAATTCAGCAATATATTCGAGCGGTAAATAAATATTTTCGCGATATGTACCGAAAACAGTAACTTGCGTCTTAGTTATGTCAACCTTCTGACTTGTACGCGGGTCAAACACCTTACGTGTCGTCTCAACTACTTGGCCGTAAGGCGCAGGATCAATGAAATCGCGTTTAACCCAAGAATGCCCCGGCCCATACGGATTAGTTGTCGAAAACACAAGTAACGGAATAGGAGGCAGTAGCTCAATAATATTGCCATCTTTGTCCTTCGGACTATTAACTTCTGGCCTAAACGGTGATCGGTTAATCGACATCATCATGTCGTAAAGACCCCGATCAGGATATTTACACAACTCATTCCAACCAATAAACGGAAACTCATGCCCGTGAAATCCCCAATAATCTGCCGGGTCTTTAACAGCACGAAAAAGTAATTCCTCGCCGGTAGGCCATACCCATTTATAATCTTTAGCGGCGGATAAGAACTTAGCCCCGTCATTGAATTGTGGGAACCACCTAAGCGACTTGATAACTAAGTCGTCAAGGTTCTTATACTCACGATCAAAAATAATACCTCGCCAAAAAATATTGTATCCCTTGCCAACATACATACGAAATTTCATTAATTGTGTATCGCTCTTACCGGGTCCGCGCGATCCAGTATAAAGCGTTTGATGGCACCGACTATCCAGCGCCAACTCTTGCGACGATCCAGGAATAGGTTGCCAGACAGTTGCTAAATGATCATAGTCAGACATCGGCAGCCGCTTCGGAAACTAACTTAGCTTGTTGTGCAGCTATCTTAAGCCGCCATTCTTCGTCAGTACCATGATCCTTAACAATCATAACTCGATTTTGATTTATTTGAATATTAGTGTTTTGTTCCGGTTTCGGCATGAAATCGCGAAGTTCAGCAACAAGCTTATAAGCCGCAAGCCGGTCTTTAGCCGTATGCGTCTTATCTTCGCCAATTTCCATGATACGACGCACCAATAGAGTGCGATTAGGCAAATAATAATCTTCGCCTCGATCCTTAATTAATTTTTCTTGGCATTCCTTGACATACGGATCGAACACCCAATCAAGAGCCATTCGATAAGAAATCGCCGTGTTCGTACAAACCGACTGTGCCGCTTTATGCGGATCAGACGGAAAATGCAACCATGCCTCAGCAAAGGCAGCTTTTAACTGCCGCTCTTGCGCTGTACTTAGCTGGTTTGCCCAAGGTGCGACCGCTACGGCCGTCATAGGAACTACTCATCTTTGTCCACAATCTTTACAAAATTATAGCGGATTTCAATGCCATGCAACAACAAAATAGCGACTACACCGAGAAGCACCGGAATAGACGACAACCAAGGCGGCTCAGGGATAATGAACGGCGTGAGCATATTCAGCGTCAACCCGATCGCCAGCAAGCCAATCGCAATTCGTTTCGCCCACAAGATGCGCCCGATGGTGCTTTTCCAGTTGGCTTGGGCAGTGGTGACCTGCATCGTCCAAACAGCGACAAGCATTGCGACAAAAGATAGCAGGGAGTACAGGCCACCAAGCGAAATTAGCTGCTCAATGTGCCTTACGAGATGCGAACCAACATCGCTAAGAAACCTAAAAAAGTTTAATTCGCGCACATATTCTGGAAAATGATCAAGTAACACTACATGCATATTAATCATTTTTATTTCTCTTTTTTGAAAGCTGCCTTTGCTTTGGTTTATCTTCGTTCTTTTCTGGTTTTTGTCCAATCAACGTAGATAAATGAAACCATTCGCCGCTTGCCAGCTTAGCACCAAGCTTTAGAGCACTTAAGCCAACAAGGAACCCTGCCGTTGTAGCTGGTATCTTTAAGTAGTTGGCCAAAACCTCGCCTAAAAAATATGACATTATAAACGACACAATAATAGTAACTATCGAGCTACGCGCGGACAATTTACGTGTATACACCAATGAAATGATACCACCTAACACGCCTGCAATAGCGTGCTGTATCTCAGCCGATATTCCTTCAAACATCCGGCTTGGCACCTTAAGCCTCTATCTACGTAGTTGCCCAATGGTCCAATGCAAGAAATAGAAACCAACAATAACCATAAAAGTATAGGATAGCTCCGAAGATAGTGGATCAGTTGTCCCGCGAGCTAAAACTTTGTCCCAAATAACCAATTTCCATAGATAAGCAATAAATGGTAAAGCGAATAAAAAACGTACGATAGCGTTAAGGTTACCGTCATCAGACTTAACCAAAACGTCGCGCCTAGCTTCCAATGATTTAATTCGCTCATTAGCGTTAATCCGCGCGGTATCAGTCTTTGCTTTCTCAGCTTCCAGGCGTACCCGTGCAATCTGCTCAGTAATTTTTGCGATAGGATTTATTAACCCTAATAAAAAACTAAGCATAATTACACGCTAAATTCGCTGTAGTCAAAATTAGGTAACGATAACGCCTTTTCTATCGCAGCAAGCGCAGCTTGTCCACCGTGCGAGTTGTCGCTACCTTCCTCAACCATTTGAGCAAGACCGTTTTCACCGTACTTGCGAAGCTCTGCGGCGAATAGCTCTTTAGCTTTATCTCGCCTATGCATTATCGTCATCCGGCTTCATTGAACGGTATCGAGCTAACTCAACGAGTATCATCAAGCTCAGAACAACCGCCCATGAGTATTTAGGATCAAGAATGCCCTTCAACCATTCCTGCATCGACGGATCATCAGCCCAATTCACACCAACACCAATGACCAACGACACGATCGCAGAAATGCGTGAAACGACAATTGTAGCCGAATTGTAGAACACAGCCTTGATACGAGCAATATTAGTGCCAGTTCCGGCAAGGAACTGGTACACCCAAAAAGCAAAGAAACCGACGATGACGCCGATTAAGACTAACGGCAACCACATGCCCATATTACTTCCTCTCGCGTGACCGCTTAAAGATCGGCTCGGCAACGAACACGGCCGCCTTTGGAGGGCGCCGAACACGTTTAGGCCGGTGCTCGGGCACTGGCGTAAGACCCGCCGGTACCTGATCATTGACATAGCGGCCTACCCGGCGAATGCCATAGATCAAGCTGACAGTTCCAATGATCGCGCCAAGCACGATCAAGAGCGCCAACGATGGATTAGTGCGCACCCAATCGAGCCATGCTGTCAGAAGACCACCTGACGACACAGCGGCGCCAGCTATGATCATTTTGCCGGGCACAGGAATAGCGACCTGCCCCTTGGCGTCCGCCCCGTCCTTGGGCGTCTTAAATGGCTTGGTGATACGCTCTGTAGTCGGCGCCTTGCCCGGTGATGCACCGGCCTGCGACATTTGCAATGCCTCGCGACGTACACCGCGCGTGCGACGCATCCAACCGCGGCCGAACGTTGGAAATGTACGCAGCCGACGCAAGAATGCTTCGCGTTCGTCCAGCAACGCATTGATTAGTTGTTTTGGATCACGCTTAAGAACAGCGGCAATAACCGCGTCGTTAATTACAATTGAGTTGGTTGGCAAGTCAACAAGTCGGCGTAGAATACGATTGGAGCGACCGACGCCTGAATTAACGCCGTAATCGAGCACAGCATAATCGAGTCCAGGTGGTAGTTTATCGCCATTAACTCGGTCCCAATACTTGGTTCGATAAATGCGCTTGGCTTGATCCAAGGTAAGCCGGCGGACATCACTAGCTGTTGCATGTGAGTTAACGTATAACCGGACATCATGAATAGTAATTCCATAGTTGGTTGGTCCACCGGGGTCGCTCGGGTGATTTGTATAGCCTCCCTCCCAACGTAATACATACGCGAGAGACTTAGCGTAACATGCCGCGGCCATGTGAGCCTCGCAAACCAACATTAAGCTTAAGGGGAGGATAAGCGATCGCAACGCAAAAGAAAAGAGGGCGGCCCGTGAAAGCCGCCCTAGTTGGGGAGGAACTACGACGAAGATCGAGAGGCTTGGCGGCCCGCGCTGTTTGCTGCCTTCCAAAGTCCGGGCCTCGAAACCCGGCTCCAAGCCCCGCCCGAACGCATTACGCCGCGGGAGTAGCCTCAGGTGTAGGCGCCGGAACAGTATAGGCAACCCGCCACACGCGGGCGCCTTCGACCGACAGACCATCCGGCCCGGATTGCGTAAACGGCATGACAACGAACTGAAAACCCAGCGGTCGCGTCTTTTTGTTCATGCTCGCGACCGAGCTAGAAAGACGCTGCACCGGAAGGGCATTCTGCGATGACTTCGGCACGAAAAACGACTGGCCATCCTTGACCAGCCGCGCGAACGGATAACCCGTCTGCCGGCCAACGCCACCGCTACCCGTTGTGCGCACATTAACGGGAACCGGCACATTATCATCGATCGGAGCATCACGGTACAAATGAGCGACGATCACACCGGGCGTCCGCGTTTTCCGCACCTTGCGCGGCTCAGCAACCGTTTGAGTATCGTCCGCGGGAGTGGCCGCGGGAGTGGCCGGCGCCCAAATATCCGGAGCGGCAGAGTTAGGCGGCGAATTGATCACAGTAGAAGTCCCTTCAAGATTTGGAGCGGCTGACACGGCCGCGGCAGGTGCAGCGGGCGTTGCAGTCACGGGAGCATTCGGTCGCGGCTTAGCCATATCGAACATATCCTTGATTGATTAAAGGTGTGGCAAACATTTGTTGCCACACCTACCTAGCATCGTACGCTGATAATTGCAAGAGGCTATGCAGCTTCTCTTCCTGCCTGCTTCAGCAAGTTTCCGGCAATTTCTTCGACCAACACGCGCTTATCCTGATTAGGGATTGAGCGAGCTACGGCCGTCGCCGCGGTAACCACGTCCCAAACCGTCTCGATCGGACGATTTTCCTCAAGCTGATGCGCAAGCTGCATCCGTTCGCCAAATTTCTTGCCAAAGCGTTCCGCAAGAAACTGATTAAGATCGCCCCTCAATTTCTTTTCCTGCGCCGCGGCAATCGTATCACCGATCGTGCGAACGGAACCATTAGCAAATTCTGTAAGCACCGGCACGATTTCGTCAAGCCAACGATCCGGAGCAGAAAATGTGTGACGAATGGAGATTTGAGCAAATTCCTCAACTCCCCATAAGATACGGTTGCAGCACACGAAATCGAAGAGGAACGCACCAAACCCGATAGTCTTTGCACCGACTTGACTATTCCACAGGTAGAAACCACGGGCAAGCGATCCGGCCTCACCGTTGCGCCGATTAGGTATCGTCACCCGATTTTTCTCATCAGCAAGAAAAACGAACATATCACGGTCGCTGGCGTAAAGCGTCGTATTGTCGCGGTCAACCACAACATCATGACCAAATTCACCGGGAACCCGCCAACGACCAGATACGCCGTCACCGAAGCGATCCATAAGCGCCGTAATAACCTCATCGTTCCAGATGCGACCGTATCTTGGCCCCGTCCAGGCATCAAGCGACAGATTGTTATTGTCGCGATGCAAGAGCAACCCAAAGTCACGCGCGGAACCGAGACCGAATTTAAGACCATAGTTCACGCAATCTGCCGCGATTTCCGCCGGCAAACCACTACGCAGGTAGTCCGCGGGTGCCTTGATCGAAGCCGCAAGCTGGCCAAACGACCAATGAGTAAGCGAGCAATGGTTACCGCGCTCACCGACAAGCTCAACCTCTCTCCCTGCGGGAATAGCGCGAATATGGGCCGATGAAACGACCTTTTCGGCAGAATTAAGGCGATAAGCCGCGGCGGCATCCTGCATCGCAGGCAACGAGGTAAAGCGTTGATCTTCCGGGCGCGAACGCCATTGATTGGATACAACGGTTGATTGTGTCATTTCCGTATTCCCTTGTTTGCGTGTCTATTTTTTAAGAATACGGCACACCGCACCGAAACACAACAACAATTTTATCCGACACTAAATATGGTTAACAGTTTTTATACCGATCCACCGTGAAACGGTGTTCCGTACGCATAGCGTAACATAGCGTCAATCGCATCCTGCCACGACCAACACACGACCGTCGCGTATCCTTCCTCGCGTAATCCTGCCATCACCTCAAGTTGGGCGTCAGATGGCTTATTCTTACCAACCTTCATTTCAATAAATAAACCATGGAACGGAGGACGACCAATCGGCATAAAAATGTCAGGTACACCCGACTTAGCGCCCTCGGCTTTCATGCGAGACGCAGTAACCTTACTTCGCAAGCCACCGTTAGGAATTGCAAACGCCTTATTCAGTGCAACAAATTGCTTGCGACAATTAAGCGCAATCCAACAAAATACAGCCTTCTGATGACCACTCTCCGAACCGCTTTCGGCAAGTTGATCGGGAAAGATCATGATTTTTCCTCCGGTAACGGATATTTAAGGTTAAGTGCATCTAGCGATAATGCCTCTTCCTCCGGATGCAACAAGATAATAGCACCCACAAGTACGGATAGCGACGCCCGGCGCGTCGAGAGTTCGAACGGCGAAAAATCATGCTGCTTATGCAAGCTGATCTTACCGTCACGTATCTTCCGATAGAAGTAAACAGGCATTTAAGTCCCTCCAATCACATTTCGCCACCACCACCACCCAATGTAATCAATAATGTCTCAAAATCAATCGAAACATTGATTTCAGTATTTACGTTACTCTCAAATTTACCGTCAACGTTCTTGGTGATTTCCCAAGCAATATTTGTGTTCTCCGCGGTAACAGTAAACCGCTTAGCTTTCTTGTATGTCTCTATAAGTATAAAGTTTAGATCACCTGTAGGCTTAATAGTAAACTCTAACGTCTGTGGTGGATCAGCATGTTCCGGTAACAATTTTTTCATATAAGCTCTAATTTTATTAAGATTAAGAAACAATAACGCTCTGTGTGTGTGCTCATACACAGTAGAGATAATAGTATCAATATAGTCACCGAAACTAGAAAAATGAACGAACATTGCGACGGTTGTGGGATTTTCACCGGGACCAATCGGCTCAAATGCGTTGCCAAAATGTTGGTGCAATACAGCATAGAAATCAGGTAAAGCAGCAATACCAAAAGTCACAGCTTGAATATCCATATAACCACTAATGACAGTCATAACCTGCCCGGTTATACTCATTGAATTTAATGCTTCCTCCGGACTATCACCTAATATAGCACCTAAAGCTATCTGAAATTCCTCAAGTTTTAGCGTGTTCTCTGTGGACGATACCGGCCCCGTCTCGGAATTATAAGGCGGATATGTCCAGTAATAATAATAACCTTTCATTTTAGCTGTAATTGTCTGCTCAATCGGTACGTTCTCGGGCACGTGCGGTGACGCCGTATGCACACCGCTAAATATATCCGCAATATCATAGCCGATAGGAAGGCCAGTGATCTGAATAGAGTACTCAGCGCCCGGAGTTAACACACCATCGACAATGCATCGTACCACAGCAATTTTCGATTGCCCGAGATTAATATTAACTAGCCGTTTCTCCGGCCCGAGCGACGGAACAATCGTAGGAGCAGCCATATTAATTACTCGATCCGGTCAGCGCCGAAAATTTCAATGGGATATCGTCCTGAAACGAGCCGCAATAATCCCTACCAGGATTTACCGTCGGCCACCAACTAATGAAGCCGACGGAAGGTCGGGCGCCGGGAACCTTAACCGGCGGTGCAGCGCCCGACACAGCAATAGACTGCGGCGGGTTAACACGGCATAAGTCGCCGTTAACATCAAAGAACGCACAATCTTTGCATTTTGGCCTAGTCATACCATAACCTCGATTTAGTTGTTGTGAGCTTAGTTGTTGCGGGCGAAAACGGCCGTCTCTCCGGGCTGTCACGCCTACTTTGCTGGTTGTTTCCGTGGGCGTTCACCTCGGGCACGAAAGCAGCCCCTTATCGTAGCTCAGCGTGGGCATGTAGCTCACCGTGGGCATAATGCTAGTCGCGTGGGCGCTTACTCGGGCGCTTACTTAGCTGGCAATAGGCGTTCTTACATACGATGCACCAAGACTGCACAATGATCACACCGTAACCATTAACCCGCCTAACAGGGAAAGCAGAACGAAGCAATACCCGCTTGCAGCGTGTACAGACCTTAGTCTCAGGAACCTCCCTTAAGAGCTTACTCATATATGTCCGCACGCTTGACCATGCCGACAACGCCATCAACCTTTTGGTACAGCCCGAGCTTGGATAGCTTCGACAAGTAGGTGTTGAACGAGGTCAGCGACATGCCTGCCGGGCGGCAACCATCTAAATAGACCATACGCCAGCCGTCACGTGGCGAGCCGTATGTGACTGCGCCAGCGCGGCGAAGGGCGCGAAGAACCTGCGTAGCTCCGGGGCTCATGTCGATGGTTCCTTACGTGACCTGTCAGCTAACCGCTTTGCGTGGCGAACTTCTGCGTCGTACGCACGCTTGCAGTTAATACACCACGAATGCAAACGACGTACACCATTCGTGCCGGTGTATGCTCGCGGCTTGAAGTCGGTGCAAGGTAGCGTCCGCCGGCACCGTGTACAAGTCTTTTTAAGATCAGCTTGCATAAGGTGCCGCAACTGTGGTTCCGTGGTCATGTCATTAAATCCTGTGAGGATAAGTTAACCTGTGAGGATAAGTTAACCTGTGAAGGCGTAGAAGGGCGGAGAACTACCGGCTTCGCATCCGGTCACTGTGTCCCTTGTCGGGGTGCCTAGCTACTGGCTCAGTTCTCCCTAATCAGATCATGCGCCAAGCGATACCATGCGCATCGAAATAGTCAGTCAATTGGTCGTTACATTCACGCCGAACTTTACAATTATAGGTGATTTCGTCCAGGCGCTCGAAAGAAACGTTACGTGCGCCAATTAAACCGAGAATGTACGAACGCATGACCGGGGTCGTGTTTAATACTTCAAGCGTGTCCATTGGTCCCTCACCGGGCAGAGTTTCGAAGTTGGTGCTCCAAGGCGGCATGTTGCCCTGAGGTGGCGGCGCCGCTTGAGGCACAGGGTCCGGCAACGCCCAAGGGTCCACAGGTGGCGGGTCTTGAAGTGGCGGCCGATTTGGCGCCCAAAAACCTGCGTAAAAATGAGGGTGCGCTACATCGCGTACATGAGCTTGGATCAGGCGAGCGAGGACGAAGTCGTAATGAATGTCCAGGTGCAGCCGCAAGTCATTCAACATACGGTCGGTAACGCGCTTGATTATGCCGCTGCGTAGCTCGCGTATAGTTTCTGGTTGTGACAGGTAGGCGCCCACAATATTGCAGGTGAATGCCTCTAAGACGCCCTGCATCACACAGACAACGGCGTGTTCGATCTCAGTCGGCGGTGTATGGCGGTTGATTTCCGCGGCAATTTGCCGATGCACCGGCGGCATGGTGAACGCGAGCAACCGAGCCGAAACACCAAGTTGTCCCGGTGATACGAGGTAAGACGCCAGCGCCGCATTGGCAGCTTCGATCGCGCGTTCAACGTCTGTAGGCTGGAAAACATAGGTCGTGTTGGGGAAGTATTTAGGTTGGTCATGTGAAGGTGACATGAGGATGCTCGGGTATGAGGATGCTCGGGTGATCATGAGGATACTTGAGTGGCACGGGTACGCTTGGAAGCTAACATGAGCATAAGCGAGAGTCAATTATAAAACAGCCCCGCCTCATATTGTGGTTAACAAAATAGCCCCGCGGAATTTCTAGCCCCGCCTCATATTTTTTTAGCCCCGCCTCATATATGGCCCCGCGGAATTATAAAACAGCCCCGCGGAATTTTGGGGTAGGCACACCACTCGTTAACCTTAATTCCGGGTGTGTACCCTTCATTGATATTAACCTTAACGGCGAAGATATATATTAATATGGTGTTAAGGTTAATAATATTTATTACATGTTTATTATGCGTTAACGTTAATAACATATACTACATACATGCACATAAGATGCTATACATGGTTAAGTGTTAACGTTAACAGGGTACGTCCTATATGAACTTGATATTAACGTTAACGCCGTACGTTTATTATTAACCTTAATTATTAAGGTTAATAAAGTACGTCGATCAGCATCAGTTATTATTAACCTTTATTATTAAGGTTAACAGGGTACGTTTATTATTAATATGTGATGTTAAGGTTAATTATTAAGGTTAATAAGGTACGTCCTGTTTGGCTTATTAACGTTAACGATGACTAATATAACACACATGTGGCTATTTTACCTCACATTAACCATATACACATTATATATTAACGTTAATAGCGGCTAATATACCACATCTGTTGCTAAAGTACCTCTTATTAAGGTTAACGTACAGTTAAATTAACTATAATATGGTTAATTAGTGATGCTTGAGCTAAATTAACGTTAATTTTCGAACGATTTAAGGCTCGGATTGTTAACGTTAATAACGAGAGCCCACGATGGGGCTGAATTAACTGATTATTAACGTTAATTTTGACATTTAATTGCTGAAAACCTCTAATTTTTGAAATAAAATTACTAAGTGAAGTTGTGAATTAGTAAATGTGATAAGATTATGGCAGAAATGTGATATATTATAGACAGCTATATATTATATGTCGAGTCATATAATATATTGATATATTATGAAAAATAAAAAACACCAATAAAATCAATGACTTCTATCTCTTATAATATAATATATGTATATATATTATATATTATTATTGTTATTATATTATTCTTCTCTTCTACTTTCATAATATATAGTATATATTATATTCATATATTATTTCCTCTTTTCCCATGAATATAATCGAAACAAGAATAATATATAATATATTGCTCTTTTTTATATTATTTGCGAGCGAGGTTGTTGAAAACACAGCACTTTTATTTTTGCTGTAATATAACGATATATTAAATGACTCGGCATATATCATAATAACAAATTTAATATATAATACGCAATTTTATTTCAAAAAATCCGTTTGTTATGTAATTTTATTTCGTCGTTCTTATTTAATATATAATCACCTCAAAAAAGATATTTTATCACAAAACCTTAATGGCCATATCAATTTTGACGTATTTTGTACGAAAACGGATGAGCCTCAAGCTCGCCTTGTGCCTGCTTAAACTTACGAGCAAGGTAAACATATCTTGCCCATCTAGTCGGGAAATCATTAAATCCATTTGTAATGCAATATTGGACCATTGCAATTTTATTAACGTCATGAAAAATACCCTGCGCGATTAAGTGATCAATTGTAACCTTAATACTATCATCGATTGCTCGCGGTGAAAGCTCAGGCGAATAAAATGGCCTCTTATAGTGCAGCGAGCGCACAAGACCATAAACTGGCACGGTAAAGTTTTCTGCGAGTAGTCGCTTAATATAATCGGGCAAAAGCGGCGAAAAATACCTAAAACAACGTTCCGGTTCTTTATTGAACGCATAAACACGCAAGACAATCGCCTGCTCTTTTGCGGACAATCGATCAAAATTAACCATTGTGGGCGATCCCTAGTTGACAGAGGCACATTAGCACGCTAAACCGAGCTATCAAGCATTATATTGGAGACGTGGTTAATGCCCAATTTCACACCCATGCAACGAATAACGTATGAACTTCAGACAGCCGTAACGGAAACGGTAATGAAAATTCTCATTAAAGAGCGAAACGAAAATAAGGCTTGTGTTCACGACTTGTCACTAGCGCTTGTTTCGTTGGTCTTAGGGTTAATTTTCAATTACCTCGAAAGATTACCCGAAAATATTCAATATTCCGAATTTAGTAATATAATGAATAAACTGGCACAGGTTTTCGAGCGCCCTAACGAGACGGTTCATAGGCTCGAAAAGGAACTGGATAGTTAACACAGAGGTTAAATTATGCCGCGAAACCTTAATAATGCCGATTACGTGTCATTGCGTATACAACGCAAGGTGATCTCGCATATTTACAAGGCGATTGAACATGAAAAGCTTGAAAATGGCGCAAACAATAACGACATAACAACGGCCATTGCTTCGCTTATGCTTTCAATCGCCCTCAATTATTGCGGCAGTGTGCGACCGGATATTCGGCAAAAGACATTTGAAGCAATTATGAATAAGCTTTGCAACGCCGCACAGGAACCGAGCACGGTAGAATTTATTGACCCAAAATTTGACCCTGACAGCGGCTCAGTAGTGAATTAATTTGATCAGGCCGCTAGGGTCATGGCGCCCACAGGAACGCGCATGGGCGAGGCTGCCAAGGGCAGGGCGAGGGCAATCGATAACCCATTGATATTACAGGGGAAATTTCTGCCGATTACGGGCAAAAAAAAATAAGGGGACGTTTGTCCCCTTATCATTCCCATTTTGCAGCGGTGAACCTAGTATCGCCACGCCGCAAGGTCACTGAGGGTTATAAGGCCGGCCCGGTGCAACGCTCGGGCTTGTTCTTCGGGCCGCGTCATGCCTGCATCGCAGTCGTCTAACTCGCCGTTTTCCTGCGCGTCGTTGTACCACATAGAAATTTGTTTGGCCGATACGTTGCGCCGCTCTGGCCAGATGATCAAAAAGGTTCTCATGTTAATATTCCTTGGCCGCACGAATTGCCCGGTTCGCGGTATTGACGGCCGTGGCGCCATCATCGTATGCGTCGCGGTAGCAGTAATCAGGCAAATCATCCGCGCATAATCCCGTTTTGCGGAGAATGATTGCGTTGACCTTGGCGAACCAAACGTTAAACGCTCGGTTCTCTGCATCGACCTTTGCACCATAGATCGAAGGAAATTTTCGATTAAATTCTGCGCTGTCCATTTCCGTGGTCCCTTTGTTGGTCGCTTGAGTAAGGAGGGACTAGACGCCGTGGCGTCTAGTCGCTTCGTTGAGGTGGCCTAGCTAAACTGCCTCATGATCTTTTCGTCGTCTTTACTGGCCTCACAAAGCCATTCGAGAGCATCAAACAGCTTGCAATAAGTAGCCTTATCGTTATCGAGAACGCGGCAAGCATTGTCCCAAGCCTTGGCGAAACGCACGGGCGTTGCTTGTCCCCAGTAAGCGATAGTGACAGCTTCTACCATCATGCGCAGCTTGTGAGCAACTAGCTTTTTCTCGCCGTCGAAAAACTTGCTGGCCATTTCCGTATTCCCTCTGTTTGCTTCGATGATGCAAGTATAACAAAAGCTCGCCATAAGTAAAGCGCAAGTATCGTATATAGCTAATATCTAGTTAAGCGAAGACAAAACCGAGCCTAACTAACGCCGTGGCGAATTGGATTGCAAAATGCAAGTCGATTTTGCAAGCTGTATCGAGAAAATCTAGCAGCGTGCGATTATGCAATGGCTGTTCAATCATGGTCCGTACTCGCATCCCTTCACCGCATACTGCATCCGGGTCACGCCATACTGATCAGTATGTTCCGCCGGCTTGCACCGTGCTCGCCATGCCTCGCGTTGCTCGGGCGATACCTTTGGCCAGTTGAGATTTTGTCCGAAGTTATTGGTCCCGAGCCGCACGGAACAAGCGATTGTTGAACCGCTGTTAAAACAGAGGACAGTTCCGCCAGCGTGCGCCTTGCCCGAGCACATTAGAGCACCAATCAACAGCGAGCCGCCGATGATACCCGTAACAGTAATTTTTTCGATCATGTTCATTGTCGTTGTCCTTTACGTTAACGGGAAGTTGTCAGGGCATTTGCGCCCTGACTGTTGCTAGATCATTTCGAAACCAATCGCACGACACGCTGATCAGTTCGTTCGCGGAGCGCAATCATTTCCGCCTTTGCGCGGCGCTTCGTGCTGACCATCGGCCGAAAACGAAAACCATAATGACGGGTTTGCGGCCGAATATCAAGCTTACCAATCTGCACCTCGAAAACTTGTGGGCGATCGGTCTTGACCAACTCGGCAAATACGGGCGTATTGCCGTTTCGGGTGTAGTGAATGCTGATAGTCATTTCCGTTTTCCCTCTGTGTGTTTCGATAATGCAAATATGCCATAAGCTGACTTGCTCGGCAAGAGCAAGCCTTATCTATACTTAACAAACGATTAAGGGGACGTTTGTCCCCTTATGCTCGCTCGATCAATTGGAAGTTTCGTTGAGTTCGTACGCTAATCTATGAGCCTCGGCAAGTGCGCGACGATAAGCGCAACGGTTTGTTTTTCCGGCAAATAACCTATCTTGAGCCCACACAATGCGTTTGACTGCTCGGTGACGCGGAATGTGTTCGCCGTCGGTTTCCATCACAGCAACTTTACGATATGGCGCCGACACGGATGCAGGCATGGGCGTAGAAGCTGTTATGACAACGTAACGCGGCATTTTAGTTGCTCCTATGCGAGGCAAGACGCTGTAGCGTCTAACGAGAAATTACTACCGGACCGAGTTGAGGCGTGACGCGAGGAACGGAAACGCCACTATGTCGCGCCAATATCTCCGCGCGAATACGCTCGATTAGATCGGCGCTTAGCGTGCTGTGGCCAGCCTCATACCGCAACACTGTCATTTCGAGTTCGCGTAGCGTGTAGGACGGAAATTGTCTCGGGTGCTTGTGAGCGGCTTTCAACTCGCTGTGCCAGCCATTGCCATAGTATACGTCGAAAATGCGACCATCGCGGATAAGCGCAATTGTTACGACCGACTGGCCGCATTTTGTCATTGCGTGGAACTTATCAACGGCACAAGTGCGGGCGATGCTTTCAATCGTTCCCAAATGATATGGGTGCATGTGCGAGCGCCCTTCCGGCGCCTCGATTGACATTGTAAAAGTATCACGAGACATATCCGTATCTCCGCTGTTTGTGAACATGCTGCAATATACAATGCAGCACGCAAAATACAAGCGCCAACTTATCGCATAGATAACAAAACATTACCAGACGTTAAGCCGCTTAACTATTGCTTAAGCATGATTATATGTTCGGCTTGCGTCGTCGTATGTTCCGCGATAAGATGCATCATCAAACAACGAAAGGACGATGATCATGTCTCGCTTATTCGCAAACAAGAGCAGTTATCCTAAAGAGAACGCGCAAGGAAATTTGTGCGGTCGCACCCATTACGTTGACGACGCGACATTACGCTGGCACAAAAGCCGCATTATCGCGTCAGGTCATACTGACAACGGTTTGTTGTTTTGGCTGATTTCGTCCGATGCGCTTGATATGCACAACACGAAGCGCGGTTTCCGTTATGTCATTTTTGACATATTTGGCACGGTCGTAGATCGCCCGACATTGGAGCAGGCTTTTCGCACAAGTGCGCAGGCTCGCAAGGCAATGTGGAATAGCCTTAATTTAATCGAGGCCAAAAATCACACATTCGACGCGATTGAAGCGGCGGAACGAAATTTCGCTGACGAAATGTCACGATTGCGCGAAGAGGTGTCGGCGCTTTAGCACAATTTGCAGCTTATGCGCCTTGTGCATTGCAAGGCGCATAGTCGGCAATTTGCCGCATTAGCACATAGGAGCCTAAGACAATGACGTATGAACGCATTTTGCAAGCCGCGATCAATGATATGATCGCAGGGCGCCGCGTCGCACATTGCGGCAATAGCACCGATCCGGCAAAGCAGGGCGCAAGTGCGAAACAGGAACTTGATTATATCGAGTTCTGCCAATCGTACGGGGAAAAAGGATATGATAACCCGAAACGCGGCATTTTGTTCGCCAACTGGAACAAGTTTCCGCGATTTATTGACGAATTGTTAGAACGGGCTGGTTATGCAATCGAATGGTCTGACGAATGGATCATTTCGAGCGAAACCGGGAAAGCATACCGCACAAGCCCTAATGGTTATGACTGGAAACCATATTATGTTCTAACTGACGACGCTGATGTTGTCGGCGGCGACGAAATTGAAAGCGGCGATCAGCTTGATTGGTATGTTAACGAATATCTAATCAATGACACAAGCCGCGCCAATGTGTTCGATATTGATTTAGCGTCGCTCGGTTTCACCCGTTTCGACGATACGTTCGAAACCGGATGGTACCCCGGCCAGAACGATAAGCCGGCGCAAGTTTTCGCTAGGATCAGACGACTGCACCCAAATTCCGATATTGTCTTTTCTATCGATAGTGTCGGGCAATTTGACGCGCATTGGAGCGCATGGTTCCGGGAGGCTCGGGACAATGACTAAGCTAGATCGAACTAAATGGCCATGGAATAATCGACCTTCAAGCAAACATGTCTTTAAGGTCACGTTCCAGCACGCTGGCGAGTTCGGTGAAACATGCCAGCGTTGCGGCTGTCACTATAACACCCGTTCGGGCGGAACCGCTCCGGTTTACTGTTATCCTACGCGACAATGGCTTGCCGATCATCCGTCGGATGATGGTTTGCTCGGTGAACGTAAAACGCCGTTTGGTTGACCACCACAGAAAGGAAAGATCATGTCTAACGTCCCCTTGACTGAAGTGCTTGAAGCTTTAATTGACAATCATTCGTTGCTTAACGTGCTAACTGGCCTCGAATGTGTTTGTGGCGAAAAGGCGGAACATATCCGCCTTAACTGGCAGGACAAGGCAACGGCGCGACAATGGGACGCTGCATCGCGCCTTTGCGGTAATGCTGCTCGCAAGGTGGCAGTATAATAACCACTACGATTTAAGCCGCCGCATATCGGCGGCTTTTTCGTGTACATTGGCATATAGTAAATGAAAGGTAACCGTTAACGAACGGTTAACTATACATGTTACTCGTATCTATGGTTAATAATTCGTTAACGGCGTAGGTAAGCGTTTTTTAACCTTAACTGCCGGTGACCGGATATAGTTAACTGCCGGTTAACATATACAGTTAACAAGCCGTTAACGATGTATATGTAATGTTAACGAGCCATTAGCTCGCCAAAAACCTATGCATGGCAAAATTTGAAAACCTATGCATGGCAAAATTTTTCCAATTCCAAAAACCGGCTGAAAATAAAAAGACTTGCATGGCAAAATTTACAAAAACATTTTTGAAAAAATTTACAAAAATATTTTTTGCAACAAAAATTAGTATTAATTTTTGCTGGCATTTTCTCTAGCAAATTTGCCGCTAAAATAGTTGCTCAGATTTCTCCCCATAAATTGCTACGATTTTCTTAACCAAATTATGTTGAGAAATTGTCTCCTGATATTCACAGTAATTAATTCGAAACAAAATGCTACCAAGAATTTGATAAGAATTTACTAGCCGAATTGCAGCCGATAAATCTCGGGCAAAATCGTCCGGGTCATATTCAACCAAATATAGCACTTTAGGAACCATGAAATACCCCCTGCCATCTTTTCTATTTCGAAATCGCCTATAAAGTTTCGCCCGGCAATCGAATACGATAAGCGACAAGCCGCCCGCCGTACCTCATTCCGATTTCTTGCGTCGGTATTTGTATTAGCTCACCGCAATCGACTAATGTCTGTAGTGTACGCTTTAATGCCGCTGTACCGCCCATACGATCGAGCGAAAAGGGCGCCCGTGATGACAATGTATTCTGCAAGTACAGGTAAGGAACAATCTTGTCGTTGTGCATACGCTCAACTAACTCTAACTGTGCCGGCTTTGTCTTGTAACGACCGCGAAATTTCTCGAAAGGAAAACGTAACCAATCATTGACCCTATGCAGCACCTCACTAGCCATCGCATTATCGCTTGTATGAACTGACTGCCCTATCTCGCCGCTTTCAAAACGTTTCTGTAGAGCATGAACACTACGCCCAACCAACGACGCCGCCCAATTCCACACCTCGGCCGTGACTATCGGATTATGCGGATTTATCCCAATTGCAACCAAACAAGCGATCTTAAGCGTATTTAAGTGCGCTCGGTTCCAAATCTCGGCACGAACGCCCTTAGCGGAGTTCAATATGTGATCGCATTCATAATTAAATTTGTTCTCAAGTTCTTTTGCATCAGCGGTTAACCCTACCGGGATAACTTCATTACGTTCGTTTAACCCTAACGAAATCGTCGTAAGCTGTGCAATGTCTGCCAATACTTGCGAAGGAATAGGTAACCCAAGCCCGGCCTCATTAGGGATTGGCCGATTACCGCTGTATTCAATGATAATAAAGCGAGGGATTAAGCCTGCCGCGATCAATCGTTCATCGATCTTTTCATAAAAACTTTCCGGAGTACCCTCCCCTATAATCGAAAACGATGGTGACTTAATTAATAGAGTATTCTTGCCTTCATCCGCAAACACCATCGGATCAAGAGCACTTCCCTTACCCGACTTATTATAAACATGTAAGAACGCCCTTAGAAGCGATTTCTGCGGCTGTGTCGCCCGTTGATCGCTGATCTGAGACAACATAAGCCCAAACTCACCGACCAACGACACGAAACTGCGACGATCCTGTAAGCGCTTTACCAATGCCGTGTTTGAGCTAATTTCGCCCGGTCCGAAAAATTCCATAAAAGCAGGAATGCAGATGCTACCGGGCGCCATTGTGGGCGTAACAAGTATATCTTGCAATCGACCGATTGCTTTACTCATTTCGTCCTTACCCATACCAGTACGCGCAACAAACATTAAATATAAATTTAGTCCTGCCGCCGTTGACGTATTATAAGCACGTCCACATAGTCCAGCCATTACACCTAATGCAGCAACTAATGCTGCCTCTTTCATAGGGCGATAACTACTTTCATAGAAATATTTAGCTAAATTACCGAGTAAGCCCGGAGGTAATGTTAACTCAGATTGGTCAATTGGTTCGTAGTTATGCCCATTAGCTTGCTCAGGCATAACCGTTTGTTCTTGTTTAAGCTCAATATACGCAGCATTTGCTTTTGCTTGGTACGCTTCAAAGTCAAGCGGAGTAGAGAAATTATCAAATGCCATATAAATCATACGGCCAACGTAGTCTTTACGCTGTGCTTTCTTACGTTGACCTAATTGCGTACCCATAAAAATACGTTCAATTTGTTCTTTATTGCGTGAAAAGAATGCGATCATATCTATAAAAGCATAATCAGCTTCGCTCTGTGACGGATAGTACGGTTCCCATTTACCGTAAAATAAATCGTGAAACTTCAACGCACCATAAGCTTTACTTGACTTATCAAGTACTTCTTGATCTGAATATCGTTGAGGTTGATCGGCCGCTGCAACGATGTTTTCATTGTTCTTACTGAGTTCCGCCCACAATATATTGAGTTTGAACTGGCAGTCAGTTAGCGGCAGGTCGAGAAATACGTCGCCCGTGACTGTAATATACCGAGCGCTACTGTACACCTCTATCGCTGCTCTACGCCGTCCAGCCGCAACGGAACCCATACCAAGAATATGCAAGCCGCGACCACTCGGGCTTATCTCTTGATACGTTTGAAATCCCTCGCGAACTTTCGTTTGAACGGCCATCCACTCGGGATTATCTGTAATGTCCAGATCAATTACGAAAAATGGGTCATTAGCTGTTAATACAAATCCAATTCCATTGTATTTATCGACATGTTCAACTGCATCACTAAACGACCGCCATGTAGCTGGATCAACTACATTAGCGTGTGTCTCGGTGCAGGGCACAAATGGGATTTTAGTCCATTTCGCTCTATGGTCTGTTTCCTCGTACCGCCAGTTAACCCATTGATTTAACGCCCGTAATGGCATGGGCGTGCGCAGGTAATTTGTCATTCCTACCCAATATTTTTGCTTGCATCGAAGGTTCGTGCTGCGGTAGACTAGTCGCCCTTTCGCCCTACTGTCAATCGACCGGATCGTATGCTCCCGCTATTAACTATAATGCACGATACCGATTGACAGTAAGTTAGTTGTGGATATGCTAACATGTATACGTATTAAATCGGAGCAAGCTTACATGTCGCAAAATGCATTAGCTGAGGCTGTTAAGTTCTTTTCCGAGTCCGACTTGATTTCGACATGGGAAGACTTGTCCGGTCAACTTGAACAATTGTCGGCCGCGGAGCGTGTGTACCGCGACGAAATTACACGACGCTGTTTCGCTGGCGCGCCTAGTGAAGGTACTTTCTATCATCAATTAGCCGATGGGCGTAAAGTGAGATACGTTGCACGGCTGAATTACAGCTTTGTGTCCGCCGACATATTTCAGCCCTTATACGATACCCTCGCTACAATAGTCGGTAGCGATAAGGTTGACACAATCGTGGTGTGGAAAGCCTCGCTTGGCTTAAAGAGCTATCGCGAACTAACTGGGGCGGCAAAAATCGCCGCGGACGCGATGTTGATCACAAAGCCGGCGGCGCCCGCACTTTCTATCGAAACCGAGTAGTTATATGTCAGTCATTCTATACTCAACCGCGTCGGTAATTGCTAATGGTGTTAAAGTTCTCGTATACGGCGCGGCAGGAAGTGGTAAGACCCGATTGCTGGCCACAACTCCAAGTCCGGTCATTTTTTCGTGCGAAAGCGGGTTATTATCATTGCGACAATACAACATTCCCTTTGCTCAAATTACGACCCTTTATGATTTACAGAATGCTTTCGATTGGATTTCAAGCTCCTATGAGGCGCGACAATTTGCGACCGTGTGTCTTGATAGTGTGTCCGAAATTTTGGAAGTGTTATTGAAAAGTGAGCGATCAACAAAAAAAGACCCGCGACAAGCTTACGGCGAGGTATTGGTGCAAGGCACCGATTTAATTCGACGGTTCCGCGACTTACCCAATAAACATATTGTGCTAATCGCGAAAGAGGAAGTCGGTAAGGACGAAAATTCCCGGATGTTTTTTCAGCCCGCGTTTCCCGGCGCCAAGCTTGGCCCAGCGGTACCATATTATCCGGATGAGGTATTTCGTCTCGTACCTTTCATTGAGCCGCAAAGCGGTCAAGCATACTCTATGCTACGGTGCCACCCGGAACCGCAAACAGTGGCAAAAGATAGATCAGGCGCGCTCGCCGCATGGGAACCGCCGGATTTAACCGCGATTTTCAATAAAATCGCACAAACGGGAGCGTTAGGCTAATGTTCACATTCGATGCACGTTCGGTCGCCCCATGGGTTGGTTACGAGCTAGTACAGCCCGGTTGGACAAAGGTTGCAATTCGCAAGAGCAACTTCAAGCCTAATCAGGCTCAGAATGGCTCTTATCTCGAATTGCAGCTTGAAATTTTGGAAGGGCCGGCAAAGGGCAAGACGGTTACTGATCGGCTGAATACGCAAAACCCAAGCGTCGAAGCAGTCGATATTGCCTATCGGAAGCTGGCGGCAATTTGTTACTGTGTCGGCGTGATGCAGATTTCAGCGGTACAACAGCCCGACGCCGTAGTTGCTGCGATGCACGGCATTCCGTTTTTCGCAGAGATTACGATCCAGAAATCGGCCCGTGGCACTGATATGAACGCGATCGCGTCTTACAAGGACATCAACGGCAACGATCCGGGCAAGGGAAGCGGAGCAATGGCGCCCACAATGCAGCCGCCGCCGCCGCCGCCGTCTCCGGTTCAACCGGGCGTACCTAACATGGCGCAACAGTGGCCGCAACAGCCCGGCGTGGTACCTCCCGGTGTACCGTCCGCTGCACCTCCGGGCATGGCACCTCAGGGACAGCCGGCGCCGCAACAGTGGCAGCAACAGCCTGCCCCAGCACCAATGGCGCAGCCTGCCCCAGCAACGCAACAGTGGCCCCAGCAAGTGCCGCCCGGCGCCGCGCCTCAAGGACAGCCTGCCCCAGCATCACAGCAATGGCCACAGCAAGCGGCCCAACAGCAACAGCCCGGTGCGCCCGGTGCGGCGCCGCCTTGGGTGAATGCTCCGCGCTAATGCGGTACGCAATTCATAAAATGACATGGCCGTAGTTGCGTGCCTCAGAGTGCGTTTCTGCCGTACGTACTGAAACTTAACTGCGTGTTTTGCTATTCGGTCAGTAGGTAGCTCATTAGCAATAATGAGCTACCAACCTTATGGTGCGATATGTCTTACGAGTTAAAAGCTAAAGCGACACAGATTGCCGCACGTATTGACCAATATTGCATCGATAAGTTTACGTCCGGGCATCGATCGCATCTTGGCGCCTCGGTTATTGGTGACCCATGCGCTCGCAAAGTATGGTCATCTTTTCGTTGGCTCAAATTAGAGCAGTTTTCAGGGCGAATGTTGCGCTTATTCGAACGCGGCAAGCGCGAAGAAACTTTTCTGATCGAATATATTAAAGCAGCCGGCGTTACAGAGTTTCAACAATTTAGCTTAGACACAACCGCTCAGGCTCAGTTTTCCGACATTGACGGGCACTATGGCGGATCAACCGATGGGTTAGGCCGGATAGGTGACATTGACGTAGTATGCGAGTTTAAGACACATAACGCTAAGTCGTTTGTACACTTAAAGAGCAATGGTGTGATCGTTAGCAAGCCAAAGCATTACGCGCAAATGTGTGCTTATGGACAAGCTTTCGGTATTGGTCACGGGCTTTACATAGCCTGCAATAAGAACGATGACGATATCCACGTTGAATTGGTTAAACTTAACCCAAGTTATGCAGAGGATTTAGCGTCAAAGGCATACGACATTATTCACGCTGTTCAACCACCGGCTAAGATCGCGCTACAATCGACGGCGTATGAATGCACCTACTGTGTGTTTCAAGATATTTGCCACAGAGGCGCTACACCGGACAGAAATTGTAGATCGTGCCTAATGGCGGAACCGAGACCCGGCGGACTATGGTATTGCCGGCATTGGTCCGCGACGATCCCGACCGAAGAAAATATTCTTGCCGGTTGTGACAACTGGTACCCAATCACGTCATCGTCATGATCAACTTACGCTGGTATCAAGATGAGGCTATCCGCGCCATATACGGCTACTATGGCGCAGGTAATGTTGGACATGCATTACTTGCATTGCCGACAGGCACCGGAAAAAGCCTGATTATCGGAGAGTTTATACGGCGAGTATTGCATGAGTGGCCTAACCAACGGGTTATGGTGCTCACGCATGTGAAAGAGCTAATTGAGCAGGATATCCGCGCCCTGAAGTCTGTGTGGCCAACCGCACCTTATGGCGTGTATTCAGCCGGGCTCAATAAGCGGGATGCATTACACAACGTTATTTTTGGCGGTGTCGCCAGCGTGTACCGTAATGCCGAATTGTTCGGGCATCGTGATCTACTTATTGTGGACGAAGCTCATTTAATTAGTCCAGATAACACAACGATGTATCATAAGACATTTGAGGCTTTAACCGCGATCAATCCCAATATTAAGGTAATTGGCTTAACTGCTACATGGTATCGACTAGGTCAAGGTGTATTAACTGACAGCGGATTGTTTGACGATATTATCTATAATATTTGTAATTCGGCAGGCTTCGCACGGCTAATTCATGAGGGCTTTTTAGTTCCGCCGATACCGAAGCAAACAAACGTTGAATTATCGGTCAAAAACGTTGCTATATCCGGAGGCGAGTTTGTATTAAGCCAATTGCAGGATGCGGTAAACATTTCCAAGATTACCGTGCAAGCGATCGAAGAGACAATACAGTACGGGCAAGATCGGAAATCGTGGTTAGTATTTTGCTCGGGTATTGAGCACGCAGAAGCGTGCGCCGCAACGCTCAATAATTACGGCATTCCAGCCGCCGCGGTACACAGCAAGATCAACAAAACCGATCGGGACAATATCCTTCGTGATTTTCGTTCTGGCGCAATACGGGCAGTCACGAACAACAACGTGCTAACTACGGGCTTCGATCATCCAAATATCGACTTAATTGCGATGCTTCGCCCTACAATGTCGCCCGGTTTATGGGTGCAGATGATCGGCCGTGGTACGCGGCCTGCACCGGGCAAGGCGAATTGCCTTGTGCTCGATTTCGCTCGCAATACACAGCGACTAGGGCCGATCGATGATCCGCGCATTCCAGGCCGTCCAGGCGCCTCTACAGGCGAGGTTCCGGTTAAAATCTGCCCGTCTTGTAGCGCGTACAACCACCTAAGGGCGGTGAATTGTGTGTTGTGTGGGTACGAGTTCACATTTGAGGAAAAATTAATTAATACGGCTGGCAATGCTCCTTTAATGTCCTTTGATCAGCCAATTATCGAGACTTATGATGTTTGGAATGTGATGTTTTACGAACATCATGCGAAAAGTGGTAAAAGATCGGTTTGTGTGCATTACTTCACACCATGTGGTTCATTCAAAGAATACCTCTGCTTTGAGCACGATGGATATCCGCGCCATGTAGCTCATGAATGGTGGAGAAAGCACATGACCACTAACCCGCCTATAACGGTCAATGCTGCTTTGCTTGAAATCGCCCATAGTCGTCGGCCGCGACGTGTGCGTGTATGGACCAACGCCAAATACGCAAAGGTATTAAACCATGAGTTCTAATACGGTGCGTGAAACCATGAGTTCTAATACGATACGTGAAACCGCATTACGTGAACTGGCCACGGATGTACTAACCGCCGTGGCCCGCACTTTTCGCGCGGAAATGTTTCGATCGTGCTTGACATGTGCGTACTTTGAGGGCGCACGATCGGCGACTGATGATCAATTTAAGCCGCCACGGTGTGCGAAACACTGTGTTAACCCGCCCGCATTCGTGATAGCCAACGGATGCGTTGATTACGTCGATAACGACGCGGTGCCTTTCTAGGAGATATCACTATGTCACGCGACATTACGTTTGATCACTACCAAGAAATTGCAGCGACAACCGCGATATATCCAAAGAATATCGCGTTGCTGTACCTCGGATTGAAACTCTGCGGCGAAGCGGGCGAAGTTAGCGAACAAATCGCTAAAGCATACCGTGACGACAATGGAATAATTACACCACAACGTTCCGAAAAATTATTGAAAGAGCTTGGTGACGTGCTTTGGTATCTAAGTGAGACGGCCCGGCAGTTAAATATGCAACTGTCTCATGTTGCGATGACCAATCACGTTAAACTTGCCGATCGGCAACGCCGTGGTGCGCTTAAAGGAGAAGGTGACAATAGATGACGGACGCCGCTTTATTAGATTGTCGTCTTTTCGTTAACAAATCTCTCGGTAAAGGTTACCGTATTCAGATGCACGTCACAAAAGCGGACTATGCATACAGCGGTTATCTTGTCGGGGTAATTGTCAAGCGAAGCGGCGCCGTCCGTGCGGTGATCGAGGACAACAATGGGCGTCTTTTCATTCACAATGCTCGCGAGCTTGAGCTTATATAGGACTAATAGCTATGGGACGGAAACCGACAAAAGCGAAGAAAACAGAGCAGGTAACCAACGAACTGCTATTGTCGCTCGAATTTATTTCCCTCGTACAAAAGGACGCGGAAACAACTGCCTTGTTCCGTGACGGGCATTTGATCGCGACTAACGGTGTTGTAACCGTTGGTATCCCTATTAATACTAACTTGTTCGCTTGCCCTAACCTCGCAAAAATGGTCAATGCATTGCGCATTTGTGGCAACGCATTCGACCTAACTCAATTGCCAGATGGTGCGCTCGCTATAAAGGGCGGCACATTCCGCGCCCGCATTCCATGCATAGACGTTAACTTAGCGCCGGCAAGTCAAATCTTACCAGATCAGGGCTTATACGCGCTCGATAGTCGCTTTACAGCGGCATTATTCGCTGTAGCTCCAATCGCATCCGAAAATGCAACGCGACTGATCGAGACGACGGTTTTATGCCGCAACCAGACAGTGGTTGCATCTGACGGAAAAATCATTTTTGAGGTGTTCCATGGAATTAACTTTCCTGAGTTGGTGTTGCCAAAACTCGCCGTAACCATCTTGGGAAAGACAAAGAAAGAGCCCGTAACCTTTGGTGTAGGATATAACCAAGACAATAAGATATCGTCAATAACCCTTCATTTTTCTGACAACAGTTGGCTAAAGAGCCAACTATACGTCGAAGATTGGCCGAATGTTGACCGCATACTCGCAGCGCTGGTTAACTGCAAACTGGAAAAGCTTGCACCGGATTTCTTTGAAGCGTGTAATAACGTTGCGAAATTCGTTGAGCCCGGTAAATCTGTGCATTTGAATAAGGCAACAATTCAAGACAACGACAATGACGAAAATGCCGCACAGGTTTTGCAAATCGACACAGGCATTAGTGCGTCATTTAACCCAAGTTATGTTAAGTTTCTAAGCAATTACGTGAATAAGATCGGTTACTCCGAAGCAATCCGCGCCTTACTCTTTGTGGGCGATACGGCACGCGCTGTTTTAATGACAATGAGGTAAACCATGGCGGACGAAAAAGACTACCACGATTTTCCGCGAACAATCGGTGAAATCAGGGCTGACAAATCATGGAACGCAGCGGACTGGTCACCTCGTGACGTGTTGATTAACGTGTTACGCGATATCGACAATAACACGGTTAATCCAACCGCGTTAATTGTTTGTTACGAAACATCAGATAGGAAAGCAACCTACGCCGTATCTAGCCCATTCTTGTCTGTTACGCTAGGGTTAATGACGCGAATAAAAAATAGACTATTGCAGCACGATGTTCTTTGATCTAGGTCCGCGCAAGAAAGACTTAATCTGTGCTGTGCTACCGCCAGCGCCAGTAACAAACTGGCGTCCACCAACAACTTTTCCTAACCTAGATAATGCGAGCTTAATTAGCTTCGACCTGGAACGTAAAGAGTATGATCCGGACAAAGGGCCGGGTTGGTCGCGCGGGAAAGCCCACACGATAGGCGTTTCGATCGGCGCCCGTGATCGTGCCGGTAACCGTGGTGCTTGGTATTTTCCTATCCGGCACGAAGTTGATCCCGAGCTAAATCTACCTCGGGAGCAAGTTTTATCATTCATCAAATCCGTACTTGAGACGACCGTTCCAAAGGTTGGCGCTAATTTATACTATGATGTTGGCTCGCTGACTGACGACGACATTTACGTTAAAGGCGAGTTGCACGACGTACAACATGCTCAAGCATTAATTGATAGTGACAGTTATGTTAATCTAAACTATCTAGGCCAACATTATTGCGGCGCGGGTAAGGAAACAAATAGTCTATATAAATGGCTTAAGCAAGCTTATCCAGGCAAAGTTGATCCGAGACTAAATCTTTGGCGAGCTTCCCCGGCATTGGTTGGACCATACGGGGAACAAGACGCTTTATTGCCGATTGAGATTATCGAAAAGCAATGGCCGCTGCTAGATAAGGAACAATTACACCTTGTTTACCGGGTTGAATGCGACTTAATTAATTTATTGGTTAAGATGCGACAACGAGGTATTAGGGTTGATATTGAGGCGGCAGAGCAACTTTATAATGACTTAGCTCAAGATATTGCAGCTAAGTACAGTGAAATTTATAAGCTAACCGGTGCAGCTATTGATAGTGTATCGTCGGGCAAACAAGTCGCTAAAATCTTTGATACATTCGATCTTCCATACCAAAAGACAAACGATGGAAACCCGAGTTTTCGAAAGGAATGGTTAAAAGGTCAAGATCATCCGATTGCGCGGCTTATCAACGAAACGCGCGAACTAGAGAAAATACGCAGTACATTCATTAAATCCTATATTCTTGACGGGCACATTAATGGTATTATTCATTGCTGCTTTAACCAACTAAGAACGGATGAAGGTGGTACCGTTACAGGGCGCTTTTCGTCTAGCTATCCTAATTTGCAAAATATACCGATCAGGACAGAGCTAGGTAAACGGATTAGACGCCTTTTCGTCGCCCTTGTTTCAGGACATAAGGTACGTAAGGGTGACTATTCACAGATTGAGTACCGTTACCTTGCCCATTACGCTGTAGGACAAGGCTCAGACGACTTACGCAGCAAATACGTAAATGATCCTAAAACCGATTATCACGACAACACCTTTCGCGATCTTGCCCCGCTTATGGGTTGGGACGTTAACGATAAGAAAGCGGCGAAGGAACTGCGTCGCCCGGTAAAGAATATCAATTTCGGTCTTGTGTACGGCATGGGACGCAAAAAGCTGATTAAATCGCTAATGCTGTATTTTGGTGCGAGTACGGCCGAAACAGAAGCTAATTTGCTATACGATAATTACCATAAAGCTAACGCTTTCGTGGCGCCCACAATGGAGGCGGCTTCAAACGAGGTGGTCATGCACGGGTATGCCTCAACGGTGCTAGGCCGGCGCACCCGCTTCGTTCTATGGGAACCCGCGGTGTATGGCGAATACGGTCCGCCGCTTCCTTACGAGGCTGCACTGCGGCAGTACGGTTCCCGCATTAAACGGTCCGGGCTGCACAAGGCAATCAATTATAAGCTGCAAGGAAGTGCGGCTGATCAAATTAAAAAGGGGATGCGCGACTGCTTTGTTGCTGGCGTGTTTGACGCGACAGGGTATCCAATGCTACAGGTACATGACGAATTAGTATTCGACCATCTGGACACACCCGCCTTTGAGGAAGCGTTTCAGGAAGCAAAGCATATCCTTGAGACATGCATACCTGTACGAGTTCCTATTGTTTTCGAGTACAAAGACGGTGCAACATGGGCGGACGCCGAATGAGCAGCATGGAATATAAACCGTCATACTTACGCGAACAACGCAACAGTTGCGCAACGTGTATCGGATTTATACCTGATCTGTACCTTGAGTACGCAGGAAAATGCGCAAAAGATAATTCGTTGCAATGTGGCGGTATCGTTGACACGCTTTACCGTTGCCCGGCATTCGAGCGCAAAGAGGATAGTAAAGACCAGCCGATTACACGGATTGGCTTAAATGACTAGGCCAATAGTAATTAATTCTTTATGGGGCTTTGGGGACAATATCTATCTGCGCCCAATTATCCAGGCGCTAACGCAAAACAGTATCGTTTACACTAATAGTCCTTATCCAGAACTGTTACGCGACGTACCGCGTGTTAAGTTCTATCGAACACACATGCAATTGCGTACCCAACTAAAAAACATTGAACGTCAATCTAAGACGCTATGGCAACCGGTGCCATCAAGTGCTAGGAGCTTTCGACCTAGTTACATGTTTCGGGGACATAACACTTTATTTGCGGAACTTTGTACTCATTTTGGGTACAACTCACGCTCATTTAAGCTTAGTTTACCGGCATATATTAACGCCCGCTGGAAAACTAATAAGCGTATTGCTGTAATACGTCCTGTGACAGTGCGGGCGGAATGGCGTAACCTCGCACGAAATCCATTACCAGAATACATAACTGAAATAGCCAACATGTTACGCCATACGTACCATGTAGTGTGCGTTGCCGATATCGACGGCAGAAACGAAGCGTTAGTAGGCAAAATGCCATTTGCGCACGACTATTATGTAAAAGGCGAGCTAAACACGATTGACTTGCTAACTCTCGTACAAGCTGCCTCAATCGTGGTAGGAGGTCCGGGCTGGATTATTCCCGCGGCGACCGCGGCCAACGTGCCGGGCATTATCGTTTTCGGCGGACAAGGCGGCCACAACGCGCCGGAACGGTTGATCGAACGCGATTGGCAGCATAAACTACAATTCATCACGCCCGACAAATTCCATCTATGCACAAATATGCGGTGTCCCTCATGCCCAAAAACAATCTCTCGGTTCTCGGAACAGGCACACGACTGTTTGACAAAATTAGAGGTGACAGCCTAATTTTGTGTCCTGAAACTGGCGTTGGATATTACCCGGTGCAAGACTACAGTAAATACGACAAAGATTATTTCGACAAATACGTTGGATATGCTGCTACACCGGCAGGTAAGGGCATAACCGAGACACGAATTAACTTTGTGCGCCGTTACGCTCACTATGTGCATACACTATGTGACGTTGGCATTGGTTGCGGCGATTTTCTCGATAAGGCGCGCTGGGGCACTATTGCGTGCTACGGCTACGATG